GACCCGGCAATCAAGGCCGCTATCGCGACTGCCGTTGAAGCCTCTGTTACCGGTCTGAAAACCAAGAATACCGAGCTACTGGGCAAGCTGAAGGACACCTCCACCAAGCTGACCCAATTCGAAACCCAATTTGAAGGCATCGACATTGATGCCGTCAAAGGCTTGCTCAGCCGGGCGGGCCAAGATGAAGAAACCAAGTTGCTGACTGAGGGCAAGGTAGACGAGGTCTTCAACCGCCGTACTGAGCGCCTGCGTGGCGACTACGACAAGCAGTTGAAGACCATCAGCGAGCGCGCCGAGAAGGCCGAGTCCTTCGCTGCCAAGTTCCAGGGCAAAGTCCTGGGTGACTCGGTACGCAGTGCAGCACTGAAGGCCGGCGCACTGCCGGAAGCAACCGACGACATCATCCTTCGCGCCAAAGGCGTGTTCACCCTGAATGAAGATGGTGAAGCTGTCGCCACTGATGAATCCGGCCAGACCATCCTCGGCAAAGACGGCAAGACCCCTCTGACCCCGCTCGAATGGGCGGAATCTCTGCGCGAAAGTGCACCTCACCTGTGGCCAAGGGCTTCGGGAACATTTGCCCCGGGCGGGGGTGGCGGCAAGGCTGCATTCAAGCGCTCCGAAATGACTTCCGAGCAGAAGCGCGATTTCCAGCGCAAGCACGGCCAAACCGCATATCTGCAATTGCCCAAATAAGGGGATTGACCCATGGCTACAACTGTTAACAGCGACCTGATCATCTACAACGATGAGGCGCAAACCGCATACTTGGAGCGCGTCCAAGACAACCTCGATGTGTTCAACGCCTCGTCCAACGGTGCGATGGTGCTCGACAACGAGCTGATCGAGGGCGACTTCCGCAAGCGCGCTCTGTACAAGCTCAACGGCTCGCTGGAACACCGCGACGTCAACTCCGAAACCAAAGTTACTGCCAAGAAAATCAGCGCCGGCGAAGCTGTTGGCGTCAAGGCTCCTTGGAAGTACGGCCCCTACCAGACCACCGAAGAGGCGTTCAAGCGTCGCGGTCGTCCAGTCGAAGAGTTCTCCCAGATCGTCGGCGCGGATGTTGCCGATGCAACCTTGGAAGGCTTCATCCAGTACGCCACTGCTGGTCTTCGTGCAGCAATCGGCTCCAACGCTGACATGGTGGTTTCGGCCAACATCGAAACCGACGGCAAGAAAACGCTGACTCGTGGCATGCGCAAGTTCGGCGACAAGTTCGGTCGTATCGCGCTCTGGGTCATGCACTCCAGCGCCTACTTCGACATTGTCGACGAAGCGATCACCAACAAGATCTACGAAGAGGCGGGTGTCGTGATCTATGGCGGCCTGCCAGGCACGCTCGGCAAGCCGGTCCTGGTAACCGACACCGCGCCGGCGGATGTGATCTTCGGCCTGCTGCCGAACGCCGTGACCATCACCGAATCTCAGGCTCCGGGATTCCGCTCGTACGAAGTGAACGATGAGGAAAACCTCGCCATCGGCTACCGTGCCGAAGGCACCGTGAACATCGACGTGTTGGGTTACAGCTGGAAGGCAACCACTGGCGGCTCCAACCCGACTTTGGCTGCTGTCGGCTCTGCTGCCAACTGGATCAAGCATGCCGGTAGCAACAAGGTCACCGCCGGGGTGATGATTCAGCTGACCACCACTCCTCCTGGCGAAGAAGGCTAACTTCAATTCACAGCGCGGCCAGTAATGGCCGCCATGGAGAGCACGATGGAACTTACATACAGCAATCAGCTCAGTGGGTTTGACCCGGGAAGGCGTTATCGCAACCCTGAACATTTCGACAAACCAGAAGCTGACGTGACCAGTGTTCTGGTCGTTGGTGACTGGCCAAATGTGGTTGATGCCTATAAGGCTGCCGGAGTCGAAATATCAGTGAAGGATGTGACGCGGCCGCGAGTTGTGGGCGGCAGCAATCAAGGCCAGCTGGAAGAGTTGGTGGGCAAACTGCGGGCCGAGAGCGATGCAATCCGCCTGCTGGTTGATGGATTGGAAGCCGGCGAGATTGAAAAACCGGAAGCCGGCGAACTAGCAATTCGACTGTACGATGCACTAGATCACATTCGCGTCCAGGTAGCTGAGCTTGCGGGCAAGCGAGATGACCTCGCTACGGACAACGAGAAGTTGCGCGGCGAACTCCAAGCGCTAAAGGCGGGCGAAGGTCAGGAAGTCGAAGCCCTAAAGGCCACGCTCGATGCCGCTGGCGTGACCTACCGCGCGAACGCCTCAAAAGACTCCTTGGAAAAGCTCGTCGCTGATCTGCCCAAGGCGTAATACTGCTGGCTACGGCTATACGTCAACCAATCATTCAAAACACAATCCAGCGAGTTGAACCATGACACTCATCATCGAGGACGGCACCGGCAAGCCAAATGCCGAAAGCTACGCAACCGCTGGGGACTTGGCCATGTATGCCGAGAAATTCGGCGTGACCATTCCTGCGGACGAGATTTCGCAGGAAGCGTTGCTTCGCCGGGCTGCCTTGGTGATGGACGGCATGACCTGGAAAGGCCGCAAGATGGACAGCGATCAGGCATTGGCCTGGCCGCGCCGAGGTGTTGAGCTTGACTGCCAGATCAAGCCCGACAACTACCTGCCTGCGCGTATCCAGTATGGACAGATGGCCTTGGCTGCTGAGATCCACACCGACGATATCGACCCGATCGACAAGCGCAAAGGTGCTGTGACGCTCGAGCGTGTCGAGGGTGCGGTAACCCGCGAGTACGCTACGATTTCAAACACCAGCGGCCGACTGTTGCCGGCGGCGCCGGATCGGCCGAGCGCTACGCAGTTCGCTGACTACCTACAGAGGCGGGGGTTGTTCGCCGTCCGCGCATAGCTGAAACGGAGCCCCCATGGCCTTTTATGACGAAATGGCCGTGATGGCGCTGGACATGATCACAGAGTTCGGCCAGCCCGTAACCATCCGGGCAGTTACCGTCGGAGAGTACGACCCGGATACCGGGAGCGCACCGTCTGACACCATTACCGAGCTGACCGCCCAAGGCATCCTGCTCGACTTCACCGGCCAAGAATTCCAGAACAACAGCCTCATCAAGCAGGGCGACAAGAAGCTCAAGATCGCCGCGCAGGGGTTGGCTTGGGCGCCTGATCTGCTGAACAAGGTCATCGTTCAGGGGCGCACCTGGTCAATCGTCCCTCCGCTGAAAGAGATCAATCCAGCCGGCACGCCGATTCTGTATGAATTGCAGGTTCGATCGTGAGCCGCGCCGGCGCCGGCCAGTCCGGCAGCTTCGCTTTGAGCCTCGCAGAGTTCGCAGCCCAGGCCACTGAAGCCATCGACGCCAGTCTGCGCGAAATCATCATCGAGGTCGGCAGCAGCGTTATCCGGATGTCTCCGGTTGGCAACCCTGAGATCTGGGCGGCGAACGTCGCGCACCGGGCTGGCAACAAGGCACTGGCCGACGCCTATGACGAGCATGTTGAAGTTCGCAACGTCATCACTTCGCTTTCGCCGAGCAACTTCACCAAAGCGGACAATCTGAAGCGCGGCGTGAAGTACGCCAAGCCGCTGACTAAGACCGAGCGTGACCAGAACTTCAATGTGAACGGACTGGTCGCTGGCAAGGATTACGTTGGCGGGCGGTTCCGGGCCAATTGGCATCTATCAATCGATGTGATCGAGAATGTCACCTTCGACGAGGTTGATCCGGGCGGGCAGGAGACGATTGCTGCACTCGTTTCGGCGGTGAGCGACTTCACCGCCGGCCAGACGGCCTACCTCATCAATAACTTGCCGTATGCAATCCCGCTGGAGTTTGGGCATTCGACCCAGGTCCCGGGTGGCATGGTCCGCATCACCGTGGCCCGCTTCCAGCAGATCGTGCAGGAGGCCATCAGGAACAACCAGATATGAGCCACAACATCATCGCCTCGATCTATGAGGCCAAGCTGATCGCCTGGGCGAAGGCTTTGCCGGTACCGCTGAAGGTCGTCGTCGAGAACGAGGCTTATACGCCCGTCGACGGCGCTACCTATCTGAAGGCGTTCACGCTACCGGCCGACACCACGAGCAACACCCTCGGCGGTGACCACAAGCTGTATACCGGCGTGTTTCAGGTCAGCATCGTGACGCCTTCAGGCAAGTACCGCGGCGCGGCGGGCGCACTGGCTGACCAGATTGCCGCTTTGTTCCCGCTGTACGAGCGCAATACGAAGGGCGCGCTGACGGTGGTGACAATGACTCCGGTCGATCCTGGTCCCGGAATTCCGGACGACACAACCTTCATCGTGCCTGTGTCGTTTCTGTACCGAGCTGACTCGAACTAACCCGCCCGTTGGGCAAACCCAAGACCCGCCATTGAGCGGGTTTTGTCATTTCTGCAAAGAGGAAAACCCATGAGCGTCAAGATTCCCAACGGCACCACGTTCGAGATCGCGGCCACGTTGAGCCTTGCGAAACCCTTCACTGCTATCAGCAACGCCAAGCCCGCGGTCCTGACTGCTGCTGCCCATGGTCTGGCCGATGGCGACGTGATCGTGATCGATTCTGCCTGGGCGAAGCTGAACGGCCGCCCGGCGCGCGTCATCGACTCGGAAACCGGCGAGTTCGCGGCTGAAGGTCTGGACACCACCAGCGTGAAAAACTACCCGACCGGCTCCGGCGCGGGCAAGGTTCGCTCCGCTTCTGGATGGACGCAGATCGCGCAAATCACTGAGCCGTCGGCCAACGGCGGCGAGCAGCAGTTCCTTACCTACGGCTTCCTTGAAGATGACGATGACCGTCAGCTGCCTACCAACAAGTCGGCCAGCAGCATGACTCTGCCGGTAGGTGACGATCCAGCCCAGGCGTATGTGGCGATTGTCGAGGCGGCGGACGAAGACAAAGAGCCTCGCCTGGTGCGTGCAAACCTTCCGGGCGGCGCGACCATATACTACTACGCGTACGTGTCGATCACCGCGACCCCGACGCTGAGCCGCAACAACATCATGACGCGGACCATCACTCTGTCGTTCGCCTCCCGCCCAACTCGCTACAACGCCTAAGGGGTCCACATGGCAAAGTTTTCGATTGCGCCAAAGCCGACGTTCACCGTCGATGTGGCCATCCCGCAGGTTGGCGACAAGCCTGCCATGGTGCCGTTCACGTTCAAGTACCGCGACCGCACCGCACTTGCTGAACTGTTCGACTCTTGGAAGGAAAAAGCGGATGCCATTGGCGAACGCTTCAAGGGCACGAAACCAACCATTGTGGATATCACCGCAGCCGAGGTTGAGCAGGGGGTCGATCAGATCAAGGATCTGGTCGTGTCTTGGGGTTTTGGCGACAAGCTCAACGACGAGTCGATCACTGCCTTGGTGAAGAGCTGTGTCGGTGTTTCAGATGCCGTGGTGAAGGCGTACAGCGAAGCCTTCGGTAAGGCTCGATTGGGAAACTGACCGCCGCTGCCCGTGCGCTGTACGAATCCGATGGCTCAGCCGAACAGATGGCGCTGTTTGGATTCTCGCCCGATGACTACGACGAAACCTTCGAAGTCTGGCCGGACAACTGGAGGGCGTTCCTTGTCATGGATTCGATGGGAACTCAGTGGCGTACAGGCGCATGCGGCGCGACCGGCCTCGACTACGGCGTCCTACCCGACGTGATGAAACTCGTCGGCGTCCCTGCAAAGGATCGCCCCCGCGTGTTCCAAGACATCCGCGTAATGGAATCGGAAGCCATCGCGGTTATGGCCGAAGCCCGCGACAACAGCCCGTGAAGACGGGCACTTATTCAAGGTGAGTCGATGAACATTGCAGAACTCGGCATTAAGGTCGACTCGGCTGATGCTGCCCAGGCTGCGACCGATCTCGACAAGCTCACCAAGGCCGGTGATCGCGCTGAGCAGTCCGCCGTCGGCCTGATGAAAGAGATGGAGGCGCTGGAGAAGTCGCTGTCGAAAGGCGCGACCACCACGCAGGAACTGGCCCAGCAGCGCGAAAGTCTGGCGAAACTCACCAAGACTGGCGCCTATGGCGAGGCCGAGTTCACCAAGATCACCGCGCAACTCGATAAGCAGCAGGTGGCCCTGGCCAAGTCGACGTTGGATGAGCAAAAGGCGCTGAATAGCCTGCTCGGCGCAATCGACCCGGCCCGAACTTCGATGGCGAAGCTGGACACTCAGGTTGAGCAATTGGGCAAACACCTGGATGCCGGCCGCATCAGCCAGGACCAGTACAACTCCGCTCTCAGCAAGATCGACGGTAACTATGCGGCGCTGGAGAAAACCGCCACCGGTTTCGACCGGCTGAAGCTTGGCACCCGACAGGCGCAGGAAAACGTTGTACAGCTCGGCAATGCGTTGTCCTCTGGCGATTGGGGTAGCGGTGTTCGTGCCGTCGCTCAGCTGGGTGCAGGGGCTGGCGCTTCTGCTGCCGGCCTTCTTGCCATCCTTGCGCCGATCGCACTGGCCACCGCAGCAATTGGCGGCCTGGCCTACGCCTATCACAAGGGCAGCGAGGAGCAAGACACATACAACAAGGGCCTGGTCCTCACCGGTAACTCCGCAGGGGTGAGCTCTGAGCAGTTGGGCGAAATGGCGCGGCAGGTCAGCGCCACCGTCGGCACCACTGGCCAAGCTGCTGCTGTTCTCGCGCTGTTGGCTGGAAATGGCAAGATCGCGGGCGAGAGTTTCACTGGCATCACCCAGGCCGCCGTTTCCATGCAGGAAGCGACGGGCAAAGCAGTCAGCGAAACCGTCGCCGAGTTTTCGAAGCTTGCCGACGATCCAGTGAAGGCATCTGCCGCACTGAACGAGCAGTACCACTACCTGACAGCCTCGGTTTACTCGCAGATCGCAGCAATGGAAGAGCAGGGCGACCACGCAGGCGCTGTGAAGCTTGCCACCGAGCAATACGCGGACGCCATCAACGAGCGCACGCCGAAGATTCTCGAGAACCTGAGCTTCTGGGAAAAGGGCTACAACGCTGTTGCACGGGCTGCGGATGGTTTGAAGAACATCGGCCGGCCGGATATCGATGCTGATATCGAGCGGGCCCGGCGCAATCTTGCATCCGCCCAATCCGGCGATGTTGGCTTGTTCCAAAACCAGAAAGAGATGGTCGAGGTCTACAGCAACCAGCTCAACATGCTGGAAGATCAGAAGGCCGCGGCGGCCGACATTGCCAAATACGACGGTGAGCAGGCAAAGGCACAGCAAAGCGCAGTTGTCGCGATGTCGAAGGTCGACGCGCTCACAAAGTCCTCACTGACCAACGAGCAGAAGCGCGCCGAGGCGATCAAGGATTACAAGAAAAGCCTGGGCGACATTCGGAAGGTCAATCCGAACGACTCCCGGCTTGATCCGGCAGCAGTCGCCAAGAACATGGCGAACCTAAACGACAAGTTCAAGGATCCGAAGGCTGCCGCCGGCAGTGTCGATCTGTCCGGCTTCAACAATGCGAAGAACGTATTGGCCGAAACCCTGGCCTATTACAAAAACGCGGACAAGGAGCTTGAAGCATCGCAACGGGCGGGGGTGATCTCTCAGGCTAGTTACACCGAGCAACGCGTCAGTCTGTTGCAACAGGAGGCCACTGAGGTCGCCCAAAGCTATCAGTCGGAGATCGATTCGCTCGAAGCAGCCAAGACCAGGAAGGGCACAACTGCGGCTCAGGTCATCCAGATTGATCAGAAGATTGCCGATGCCCGCAGCGCCATGGTCAAGGCGCAGCAGGAGAGCGATAGCGAACTGTCGATCATCGCCACCAACGAAGACGGTCGCCTGCGCAAGCAGACCCTGGCCGTCAACACGTACACCAGCGCACTGCAGCAACAGGTCGAGACGATGCGACAGCAGGGCTTGCGGGCGGCTTCTGGCCTTGGTCAGGGAGACCGGCAACGCGGGCTGACGGATCAGCAGAACGGAATCGACGACCGCTTCAACCAGCAGCGACTGGAGTTGGCCAACCAGTACGGCGATGGCTCCCGAGGAATGAGTCTCGATGAGTACACCCAGAAGCTGGCCGCGCTGAAAGCCACTCAGCAAGATCTGCACGACACCGTGCAATCCAACTATAACGACATGACCGCCGCCCAAGGAGTCTGGAGCGCTGGCGCATCGTCCGCGTGGCAGAACTACCTGGAGTCGGCGCGGGATGTTGCCGGGCAGACGAAAAGCCTGTTCACCAATGCCTTCAGCTCGATGGAGGACGCGATCGTCAACTTCGCTATGACCGGGAAGCTATCGTTCGCGGACTTCACCAAGTCGATCATTGCGGATATGGCTCGCATTGCAACTCGGCAAGCCAGCTCGGCATTGCTTAACAGCCTTGTCGGCGCGGCGACCAGCTACTTCGTTGGGAGCGGTACCGGGAACGGCCTGACCTCTGGCTCTACCGGGGCTGTGTCGTCGAATGTCGGCGCATCGCAGGCCGGTTATACCAATGTCGATTTCTCCGGATACCGAGCGGCTGGCGGTCCTGTCGCCCCGAATTCGATGTACCAGGTAAATGAACTGGGGCCGGAGCTGTATAGCGAGGGCGGCAAGTCGTTCCTCATGACTGGCGCGAACGGCGGCAGTGTCACTCCGCTTACCTCTGGGGCGCGTGTTGCTGCTATGAATAGCGGCGGCGGGCAGGGCTCCATACAGATCAATGCGCCGGTGAGCGTGGTTACGCAGGATCGAAGTTCGGAAGGTATGCAGCTCGACCAGCAGGCGCTTCAGCAGAACCTACAAACGCAAATGAAGGCGGCAGCCGAAAGGGCTGTAGCCGAGTCTTGGCGTGCCGGTGGTGTCAGTTTCCGAAATGTAAATGGGAGAGCTTGATGGCAATCGAGACATTCGGATGGCCAACCGAGCGTGGTAGCTCGCCCGAGATTAAGTATCGGGTGCGTACCGCGCAGTTCGGCGATGGCTACAAGCAAGAGGCTGGCGACGGGCCAAACAACAAAGAGGACTCCTACCCGATTTCCTACAGCGGGCCAAAAGCCAAAGTGCTGGAAATCATGGAGTTCCTCGATCGGCACGCCGGGGCCAAGGCGTTCGCCTGGACAACTCCGCTCGGCCAGCTAGGCCTGTTCACCTGCAAAAATCCCGTACCCACTCCAGTGGGTGGCGGCGTATTCAAGCTCACGGCCACCTTTGACCGTGCCTTCCAGCCATAGGGGCAACCATGCCGCTGATCAGTGACATTCAGGTTTTAGAGCCTGGTAGTGAAGTGCTGCTTTTTGAATTGGACGGCTCGGACTATGGCGCGGACGTGCTGCGCTTCCATGGGCACGCGATCCCGCACACTCCGGCTGAGATCATTGCGGCTGGCGGTGACGCTGATCTTTTGCCGGCCAAGGCAATCTGCTGGCAGGGCAACGAGTACGGGGCCTGGCCGATGCAGATCGACGGCATCGAGGCTAACGGCGACGGCACAGCGGTACGGCCTTCGCTGTCGGTCGGCAATGTCCACGGACGCATCACTGCGCTGTGCTTGGCATTCGACGATCTGCTCGAATTCAAGCTCACAATGCGTCACACGCTGGGCACGTACCTGGATGCGGAGAACTTTCCGGCCGGCAATCCGACGGCAGATCCAACCCAAGAGACGATTGAGGTCTGGTACATCGACCAGAAAACGAACGAGGACGGTGAGACGGTCAGTTGGGAGTTGGCCAGCCCTGGCGACGTCGGTGGTGAATCCATTGGCCGACAGGCGACCACCTTGTGCCACTGGTGCCTCACCGGCGGCTACCGGGGGCCGAGCTGTGGCTGGACTGGCCCATATTTCACCAAAGACGGGGTGCAAACAGATAACCCCGAGCTCGACGAGTGCGATGCCACGCTAGGCCGGGGCTGCATCCCGCGCTTCGGTGAGGGCAACCCGCTGCCGTTTGGTGGCTTCCCCGCCGTCTCCCTGATCGCTCGGAGCTGATCATGCGTAAGCACATATTGAACGCGATCCAGGCTCACGCGGCCGCCGAGTACCCAAAAGAGTGCTGCGGGCTGCTGCTGGGCATTGGGCGCAAACAGAAGTATTACCCATGCCGGAATATTTCGACTGAGCCGAACGAAGAGTTCCGGATTGATCCGGAGGAATACGCCGCGGCGGAAGACCTGGGTGAAGTGATCGGCATTGTTCACTCGCACCCGGACGCAACCAGTCGGCCGTCACCGCGTGACCGCGCCATGTGCGAAGCGACCGCGATGCCGTGGCACATCCTCAGCTGGCCTGAGGGCGACCTGCGCACCGTGATGCCGACGGGCGATGTGCCGCTGCTAAAACGCCCGTTCGTGCATGGCGCCTGGGACTGCTGGCAAGTCTGCGCCGACTGGTACAAGCGCGAATGGGGGTTGCAGTTCGAAGCCTTCAAGCGCACTGATGGCTGGTGGGAAAGCATCGACAATGCCAGTCTTTACGAGGCGAACTACGAGGCAGCCGGCTTCTATAAGGTTGACCAGCCGCAGCGCGGCGACATGATCGTCATGGAAGTCGGGCGCACCGTGTACCCAAACCATGCCGGGATATTCCTCGGCACAACCCCGGCGCTGCCAGGTGAGGACTCGGCCACCTTCGGCCCCGGCCCATTCATGCTGCACCACCTGTACGGTCGCCCGAGCGAGATCATCGTCTTCGGTGGGCCATGGCTCCAGCGCACGCGCTTGGTGCTGCGCCACAAGGATGCTCGGTGATATCGTGCGGTCTTTCCCACAGGAGTGACCTGCATGAGATTTTTTGTAGGAGCATTGGCGGTATTGCTATTGGCTGGGTGTGTGTCACCTGGCGACTTGCAAAAGAACGAGCCGAGCCTAAAGGTATCCACTGCGAAAGACCCTAAGCGTTATGCGCTCTGCGTCTTCCCGAAGTGGCAGGATGCGCGCAGTGACGCTTCGATGTCAGAAACCGAGAACGGCTATCGCCTTGTTGTTGCCAGCAACAATATGACCGACGAGCTGCTCGACATCCGCAAATCGGAGAAGGGAAGCACGGTCACGCTGTATCAGCGAATGGCCTGGTCGCCCGGATATGGTCGTGGCGATATGAAGCAGGCGATAAACGGATGCCTCTGACCATGATCAAGTGAGCCGCCTTCGGGCGGTTTTTTTATGCCTGGAGAAAACTGTGACAGCACTTGCATGCGCCAATCAATCGATGACAACCATTTTGCTTTCTGGCCCGCTTATCAAATTGTTCGGCAGAACTCACTATAGGGAGCTCGGAAGCAAATCGGTTGGCGAAGCATTTAAGGCGTTGAAATGCACTCTTAATGGCTTTGAAGAGGCAATAAAAAACCTACAGAGGCGGGGGATGAGCTTTGCGATTTTCCGCAACCGCAAGAATGTTTCCGAGAAAGATTTTGCTCTTGGTGGTACGCAGGAGATCAGAATCGTACCTGTGATTTCTGGCAGCAAGCGTGCCGGCGTTCTTCAAACCGTCATCGGTGTCATTCTAATCGCCGCGTCTTTCATCCCAGGCTTTCAAGCGTTGCTACCGGTCGGGATTGCTATGGTTGCAGGTGGCGTAGTTCAGCTACTCAGCCCCCAGGCATCGGGCCTAAAGCAGAGCGCATCCCCTGAGAACTCGCCATCGTATGCATTCGGCAGCGCCAAGAACACCACCGCCAGCGGTAACCCGGTACCAATCTGCATTGGCGAACGCCGGTGGGGCGGCATGATTATTTCCGCATCGATCTACGCCCAAGACAAAGCGTAACCGCACGCAGCAAACAGGCCGCCCATGAGGTGGTTTTTTTTCGCCTGGAGGAAAGCATGGGCGCAGTACAGAAGATCGACATCCATGGCGCGAAGGGCGGGGAAAGCAAACCGAAATCACCGACCGAGGTCAGCGACAGCCTGCGCTCGACGAACCTGGCCAAGCTGCTGATCGCAGTGGGCGAGGGCGAGTTCGATGAAATCCCGACCGATTACGACATCTACCTCGACAACACCCCGATCCGGGACGCGAGCGGTAACTACAACTTCCCTAATGTGAAGTGGGACTGGCGCTCGGGCTCTGTCGATCAGACCTATATCCCTGGTATTCCGTCGGTCGAAAACGAAACCACGCTCAAGGTCGAGTTGCGCAGCGACGCGCCATGGGTGCGTTCGATCAGCAACATCCAGCTTTCAGCTGTGCGTGTGCGCCTGGCCTGGCCTGCACTGCAGCGCCAAGACGACGAAGGAAACATCGGCGGCTACCGCATCGACTACGCCATTGACGTGGCCACTGACGGCGGGGCCTATCAGCAGATGCTGGTCGACGCAGTAGACGGCAAGACCAGTACGCGTTACGAGCGCTCGCCGCGCATCAACTTGCCAGATGCCACCACTGGCTGGCAGATCCGGGTCCGCCGCCTCACGTCGAACCAGAACAGCAACAAGATCGCCGACACCATGTTTATCGCCGGTTACACCGAAGTGATCGACGCCAAGCTTCGTTATCCCAACACCGCATCGCTCTACATCGAATTTGATGCCGAGCAGTTCACCAATATTCCAGCTGTCACCGTGAAGTGCCGGGCCCGCAAATGGCAGGTGCCGAGCAATTACGACCCGATCGCACGAACCTATACCGGTACGTGGGACGGCAGCATGAAACAGGCTTGGACCAACAACCCGGCCTGGATCACTTACGGCATCTGCACCGAGGACCGTTTCGGCCTGGGCAAGCGAATCAAACCGTTCATGGTCGACAAATGGGAGCTCTACCGGATCGCGCAGTATGCCGACCAGTTGGTGCCGAATGGGCTGGGCGGTACCGAGCCACGATTCCTGTGCGACATGAACCTGCAAGGCAAGGCTGATGCCTGGTCGTTGTTGCGCGACATCGCCGGCATCTACCGTGGCATGACCTACTGGGCCCAGGGCCAACTGGTGATGCAAGCCGATATGCCGCGCGCGCAGGACTTCGACTACGTCTTCACCCGGACCAACGTCATCGACGGGAAGTTCTCCTACGGCAGCGCATCGGCCAAAACCCGATACACCCGCGCCCTAGTCAGTTACGACAACCCGGCGAACAACTACGACACCGACGTTATTCCGTTCGCGGACCTGGACCTTCAGCGCCGTATGGGCGACAAGCCGACTGAGCTGAGCGCCATCGGTTGCACTCGGGCATCCGAAGCGCAGCGCCGCGGTAAGTGGGCGATCCTGAGCAACAATCAGGACCGCACCATTTCGTTCAAGACCGGCATGGAAGGGGTGATACCGCTTCCAGGCCACATCATCCCGGTGGCGGATTCGCTGCTGGCGGGTCGCGAAATCGGCGGGCGCATCTCTGCCGTCGCCGGCCGCGTCGTTACGCTGGACCGTGATACCCAGGCCAAGGTTGGCGATCGTCTGATCATCAACCTGCCAGGTGGGAGGGCTGAAGGTCGCACCGTCCAAAGTGTGAGCGGCCGTGCCGTCACCGTGACCACCAACTACAGCGAGGCACCCCTGCCACAGTTGCAATGGGCATTGGACGCCGATGATTTGGCGATCCCGCTCTATCGCGTGTTGCGGACCAAGCGCACGACTGAGGGCGACTTCGAAATCAGCGCGCTGCAGTACGACCCGAGCAAGTTTGCTTTCATCGACACCGGCGCCCGACTGGAAGAACGGCCGATCAGCGTGATTCCGATCACCGTTGTTCCGGCCCCAGCCAGTGTCACCGTCACATCCACGTCGGTGGTTTCTCAGGGGCTCGCCGTAGCCACCATGACCATCAACTGGCCAGCGGTGAACGGCGCTGTGGGTTATGACGTTGAATGGCGGAAGGACAGCGGCAACTGGATCAAGCTGCAACGCACCGGGATGACCAGTGTTGACGTGGTGGGCATTTACGCCGGCGCCTATGTGGCGCGCGTGCGGGCCGTGAGCGCCTTCGATATCTCGTCGATCTGGCGCAACTCGGTCCTGACTCAGCTCTCTGGCAAACAAGGCCTGCCGCCGGCGGTGTCGTACCTCACGGCCACGCCGCTGCTGTTCGGCATCTACCTGAAGTGGGGGCTTCCGGCTGGTGCCGAGGACACCCAGCGGACGGAAATCTGGTACGGCCCGACGACCAGCCTGGACGCTGCAACCAAGCTGACTGACCTGGCATACCCGCAAAGCGACTTCTCGATGCTGGGCCTGCGTGCGGGCGTGACCTTTTATTTCTGGGCCCGCTTGATCGATCGGATCGGCAACATCGGTCCTTGGCACCCGATCGGCCTTGGCGTTCAAGGCCAGTCGAGCGCGGACGCGGCGGCCATTCTGGAAATGATCGCCGGGCAGATCGGCGAAACCGAACTCGGTCAGGACATTCTGGACGAAATCAACAAGATCCCTGGCCTGCAGGCGCAGATCGATGCCCTCGACGGACTCAAGGGATATGAGCCGGATGAGACCTACGAGGAAGACGACCTGGTGGTCGTTGGCAAACGGATCTACCAAGCCATCGGCGAAGTGCCGATCAATAGTCCACCGCCGAATGCCGCTTACTGGCTGGATGTCGGCCAGACGATCGAGACAGCGAATGGGCTGGCTCAGCAGGTCGCCACCAATACGGCGGACATCACCGAGATCGACGGCGTTGTCACAGCCCAGGCCTCGGCGTTTCAGGCCTTGCGCGCTTCTTTCCGTGATGACAGCGGGGAGGGTGATCTCGCGGATGCACTGAAAGGCTGGAGCAGCACGGCAGCCATTGCCACCGAAGAGAAGGTTCGGGCCTCTGAGAACTACGCCAGCGCCCAGAAGATCACCACGCTGACTGCCACTGTCGAAGAGAACGAGGCCAACGTCATCGACCTGCAGCAGGTCGTGGCCACCGACAAGGAAGCCACCGCCACTGCACTCACACAGGTCAACGTGAAGGTCGGCGAGAACACCGCCGCCATTCAGGAAACCTCGACCGCCTACGGGAACACCGCCGGCAAATTGTCGACGATGTGGTCGGTGAAGATGCAGGTGGCGGCAGACGGCAAGTACATCGCTGCCGGCATTGGCCTGGGCATCGAGAACACCGGCGCCGGATTGCAGAGCCAGTTCCTGGTGAGCGCTGACCGGTTCGCGATCGTCAACACCATTGCCGGCGGCACCATCTCGGTGCCGTTTGCGGTGCAGGGTGGCCAAGTGTTCATGAACTCGGCGTTCATTCTGGACGGCAGCATCACCAACGCCAAAATTGGAAACTACATCAGTTCGACGAACTACATCGCAGGTACGCAGGGATGGATCCTCAACAAGGATGGCACGTTGGAAATAAACGGCGTCATACCTGGCCAAGGTCGTCTCATCATCAACTCGCAAAATGTGTCGGTCTATGACGCCAACAACGTTCTGCGGGTACGTCTCGGATATCTGGGGTAGCACATGGCCTATGGAATGCGGGTCTGGGGCGCCGATGGGGCGCTCCAGCTCGACGAGAACTCCTTCACCATGCGGGTCGTGCTTTCGACGCTGGTGACCTTCCCAGACAACAACAAAACGAATGTGGATTTTTCGGTGCCGGGCAGCGATGCCTCCAACTCAGTTGCGATCGTGATCCCGGTGGGGCCTTACAACGAGGCGCTGTCCTTTCAGTTCGAGACCGAAATGCTTTCGGGGGTTGCACGCGTCTACAACTACACCCGCACCTTCGCCGCCAGCCTGTCTACCAACGGGACCATGCGACTGATGGTCATAAGGTTTGCCTGATGAGTTACGGACTGACCTTCATCAACAACAGCAACCAGGTGGTCATCGATTCCGAATTTGCCAGGCTCAACGTTATTTGCAGTGGGCGTTACGCGCCGACTCAGGAGTCTGGACTCGGATCGACCACCTATTTTCCGCGTGTCATCACCAGTGCGGAGCCTCCGCTGGTGTTCTGCCGTCCGGACACTGGCGGCATAGCCGGCTTAACGGCCATGCAGGTGATTGGCTCGGCGGGTAACTGGACCGGGTTTTACGTCAGGGCTTACGACGTGAACACTGCCCAGCCAAACGGGCGCTACTTCGCCGCCACCTTCGGCGCGCAGCCTGTCGCCACTTATGGCATGCGGTTATGGGACGGTTCTTCAAAGTTGCTGTTCGACTCTGGAACACCGACAGCCTTGTTCACGCGAGCATTTCAGAACTGGGCTTATGTTCGATCCGAAACAACCGACACGAGTGCCACTCGAAGTTTTTACACGGTGACGTTCAACTTTCCAGAAAACGAATACCTGCTGATTAATACTTTCGGCATGAGGATGCTGACGGGCTCGGCGGCGGGGCGCCTCGTCAAAACGTTATGGGATTTCAATGCTGGTGTGCTGTACGCCGTAACCGATGGATTCAGCAACCCCTTCGCCTTCTTCATGCCGGCCGTCTTCGCAAAGCTCGCCGTATAAATCACCTCATATAGGAAGTTGCCATGCCTTGGTATAAAGCCGGGACGGTTTCTGTCACCCAAAATTCCAATGCCGTGATCGGTTCCGGTACCGCATTCATTGCCAACAGCCGTGTCGGTGATGCCTTTCGTGGTCCGGACGGTGGCTGGTACGAAGTGACCAATATCGCGAGTGACACCGCGATGTCGATCGCACCACCGTACCAGGGCGCGACCAGCGCTGGAGGGGCGTACGCGCTCGCGCCGATGCAGGGCTACGTGAAGGATTCGGCTGATGCACTCCGCGCGCTGGTCAATCAATTCGGTGGCGTGCTCGCCGTGCTTGGCACAACTCCTACTACGTCCGGCGTACGCACCGCGCTCAATCTGACCGATACCGGCGGGCTGCCTGAAGGTACAAACAAGTATTACACCGATGCGAGGGTCAGGGCCGCGGTGTTGACCGGGATGATTACGACCGACTCGTCGGCTGTAACGGCGACCGATGCAATTATCGGGGCGTTCGGAAAGCTGCAGGCGCAGGTCTCTGGCAAAGCCGCGAAAGGCGCGAATAACGACATCACCTCGCTCTTAGGCCTGACTACAGCATTGGGTCTTGGGCAGGGCGGAACGGGCAGAACGGATGGGCTGGCGTGGGGGAATCTCAAAGGAGCGCTTTCAGACCAGACAGATTTGCAATCCGCCCTCAACGCGAAGTCCTCGCTGGGCGTCGGTCAGTCATGGCAAAACATGACTGCGAGTCGCGCACTTGCTACTACCTACACGAACACCACCGGTAAACCCATCACGGTCGCCGTTCTTTGTGGACCGACATCCGGCACCTTGACGACCGTTGCCATCTCGACGCAGGGGTTCAACATCCCCGGCCCCTATAGCGGTGTTGTAAACAGCTACGTCCCTTCGCAAGTCGTCATCATTCCACCCGGTGCCACTTACTCCGCTGTCGTCGGTAACGGTACTGCCGCTTTGGTGTCCTGGTATGAGTTGAGGTGATCATGAAATATTACAAATCCCCCACGGGCGAGGTTTTCGCCTTTGAATCTGACGGCTCGCAGGATGAATGGATCGGGGAAGACCTGATTCTCATGACGGATGAAGAAGTACACATCCACCTCAACCCACCGCTTTCAGCAGAGGAAATCAAGGCGACGAGCACCAATCAGCTGGCGACGCTCAATACTGCAGCCGCTGCCCAGATCGCCCGAATTCAGGATCGCATTGATACGCTTGGATACGGCGTCGATGCAGGCGAGGCGACCGAAGAAGATGAAGCCGAGCTGGCAGCGCTTACCATCAGCCTGAAAGCATGGAAGGCCTACAAGTTCGCTCTGGGCAAAGTCACGAAGCAGCCGACTTGGCCGGCGGCTCCGGTGTGGCCAGTTGAACCAGCCATACCAGTGATCGAAGCTGACCCCGAGACTCTCCCATCTGAAGCGATGTAACGCGCATTACCCGCACAACGCACCCGCCATCGAGCGGGATTTTTTTTGCCTTCAAAAAACATCTGATCAATCGCCCAGGAGCAGTACATGAACATAAAACGCGGCGACTCCTTTCAGATCGCCATGGTGGTGAAGGTGGACGATGTGCCCCAGGACCTGACCAACTGGCAGGTTCGGGCATCCATAGGAACCCCTTCCCTGGTCATTGCCGAGCTTGCAGTTGAATTCACCGACAGGGCTGCTGGGGAATTCACCTTGAGCGCCGAGACCGGCACTTGGCCGACAGGCGCGCTCAGCTTCGATATCAGATACACGACTGATGCGGAACAGATCCTCACCACCGATCCGGTTCGCGTCTTCGTCGCAAAAGGTATAACCGAATGACGATAACCACTGAGATCACTGTGGTTGGGACCGCAGAGCGGATCACGATTACGACAGGCGAAGGTCAGTTGCGCGGGCCGCCCGGACCGACACCGAACCTGACCCCGATCACCGACAAACTCGCCGAGCTGGACCTGACCAACCTGATCGCCTGGGTCACCGTCCTCAACTTCACCTTGCTCAAGGGCGATGAGCGCGACGTCAACGGGGCGCTGATCCGCGCTGACGTCCGGTGGCCGGACAAGGTCCTCGGCGAGTTCATCGCCGACACCTTGAGCACCTCTTTCCCTGGCGCTGTGGATGCCTGGCACGTCACGTACCTGAGCACTCCGCCGCTGACCATCACGCAGCCGGCGTACACCCGCAACGCCATGGGCGCCGTCGTCATTCAACCCGATCTGATCATCACGGAAGGTGTCGCATGAGTATTTTGGACGCGCCAGGCATCCCGATGAGTGTTGCGGATAGCCGATACGCCCGCCCTGGCTACGCTTACCCGGTGGAAATCCCTGAGGGGCTTCTGTGGGACCACGAGACCTTCCCCATAGAGATGACGATCACCCAGTCGTTTGGTCTGGCGCCACAGGTGGGTTGGGTGAACTACACCCCCGAACTGCTGTTCTCGCTGCGCTCCCTGGCGTTCACCGCACCCTTCGCCGTCTTCTGGGCGTCCCCGTCTGGCAGTGATACCAACCCCGGGACGCAGGCCCTGCCGGTCAAATCCATTGGCAAGCTGCAGGCCCTGGGCAACGCGACCGGGCATCCGTGCATGGGCATGGTAGCCGCGGGCTCGTACCCGAGAAACAACAACCCACGCAACAACTCAGGGGTGGCTGTCATCCCGACCGTGGACATGGTGTTCATGGCCTACGGTGGCAAGGTGATGACCGGCACCTTCGACAACTATGCGCCGCCAGCCGCTGCCGACGGGACCTACCCAAACTGTTACAAACTGCCGCTGCTGGGCAGCTGTGACCGCATCGTCAACCGCCTGGAGTTAGACATCTGGGGCGACTATGCGCGGCTTCGGTATGTGGCCACACCGACGATCTGCAACAACACGCCGAACAGCTGGTGCGCTGTGGTGAACTCCACGTCCTTCGACATCTACGTAAACCGCGCCGACGGCCTGCCGGTGACCAACGCCAACACTCGGGCCTACCGCAGTGGCGCTGCCAACTACATCATGGGACCGCAGGTGAACGTGATGTTCACCGCGCTTAATGGGTCTAGCTGGGACATGGAAGGGTCTAACGGCAATGGCATCGTCGACTTCCTCTGTACCTCCCCCGCTTCCACGCCAGGCTGCTCGGTGTTCAGCAGCGTGCGGTTTCAGCAGGCCGGCGGACAGATCAACAGCACCGCGCGGGCAGTGTCTGGCAACAGCTTCAACGGACTGATCGCGGCCTTCAACTGTCACGGCGGCAACCCGGCCACCGATATATTCAATATCCACAACAACTACGGGGCGGCCAAGGCGGCTGTACTCACCGTCAATTGCACGGGTAAGAATCCGGGTATTTTCGGGCAGCAATCCTGTAATGCCTGGACGCTGCACGAAAACTGTGTGGGTATCGACCTGTGCGGGGCCTATGAGGAGGCCCACGGCGGCACCGTTGCCATCGTTGGCACGTCTACCGGTCTGCTCGCTGGGACGTGGATCAAGAACGACCGCGGCGATGCGGTGCTTGGCGGTGGCGGGCAGCAGGTGCCAGTGGCGGTGATGGCCAAGGATACATCGCAGATCTGGTGCGACAGCGTGAAGATCGATATGCAGGCGGGCACCTGGGCCTTTGCCACCAACATCGACCCTGGGGCAAAAATCTACTTCCGCAACTGCATGCCAGTTGGCCAGCCAAACGCAGGCGGTGGCCAGTTCCTCACCTATTGAGTTCGTATTCCTCCGATATCGACATCAACCCTTTTGAGACACCGGCCCGCCCTTGAGCGGGTATTTTTTTGCCTGGAGAAAACTGATGACCGAAACCGAAAGAGACCGCGACGTTCTTGCCCGAACCCTTTGGGGCGAGGCCCGTGGCGAATCGTTGGCAGGGCAGATCGCCGTGGCCTGGACCATCCGCAACCGGGTGAACGACGGCAAGGCCAAGTCGTGGTGGGGTGAGGGTTATGCCGGTGTTTGCCTGGCCAAGTGGCAGTTCAGCTGCTGGAACAAGAACGACCCGAACTACGTCTACCTGAGTGGCGCCCAGCCGATTCCGTTCCGCGAGTTTGCCCAGGCTCAAATCGCCGCTGACCAAGTGATCGCAGGGAAGGTGCCTGACCCTACCGGCGGAGCCACGCACTATTACGCGACCACTATGCCGAAGGCCCCTGACTGGGCGGGGAAGGCCAAGCAGACGCTGAAGCTCGGTCACCACGTCTTCTTCAAGGACGTTCCATGACGCGAGCATGCAGCTATCCTTCCACCCATTCTCTGAATGAAAGGATGGCCGTATGGAAGGCATATCTCTTAGCCCAAAGATTGAGCGCGAAGCCGATAAACTTCTTGCTCAGATCGCGCGGGCTGATTCGATGATAATTGCGGCGAAGGCCGGGGCGCGGGCAGAGGGATTTGTTCTGGGCCTGGAATCGGCCGGAGCGCTGAATGAATCAACCATCGATAAACTCTATGTCATCTTCGATGTCGCCACTGAAGATCGGCTGAAGTCGCTGGTGCCTACTTAGAACAAGCCGTCCTGCTCCATTGGCTTGATCAAATCAGGCCCCTGATTGCGCACATTGCCAATGGCCCGGTCTACCTTGAACCACTCGAACGCCTCAGTCGGCTCGCCCTGGAGCAACACCATCTGTTCGGCGTGCTCTTTTGGTGTGGCCGGGTCTAGCCATTCACGCGCCAGTTCAGGCGAGAGCGTCACTGGCCGTCGATCATGGATGTCCACCATCCCACCAGCGCTGTCGGCGGTGATGATCACAAAGCCGTCATGCTCACCCTGTTCATGCTCGCCGATGGGGTACTGACCGATCGCAGCACAGAGGATCGGCGTCCGGTCGCGGTGGCGTATCAGGTAGGGCTGTTTCTTCGGCCCGCCTTCAAAAACCCACTCAAACCAGTTGTCGATCGCGATGATTGCACGATGGGGCCAGATCGCTTTGAAGAATGGTCCGTGGGCAACTTTCTCGACTCGGGCATTGATCGGCGCGGCGCGGTCTTTGGCCCAGTGCGGGCGCCATCCCCAGCGAACCATGTCAGCGCGTAGATATTCACCATCCCGGTGAAAGAGGGCGAGCTGATCGGTCGGCGCGGCGTTGTAGCGCTCGAATGGCTGGTCGCCGGCATTGTTGAGCAAGGCGTTGGGGATACTCAACGCCGCGACGAAGTCGTGAATGCCCCGATACTGTGAAAGGCGTCCGCACATGATTGCACCCTCCGGCTGTTTCTTCAGGATAGACCCGTGGCAGCCGGCTTCATTGCAAACCCTTGGCCAGTGCAGGTCGGGCAATCTTCACGCCGGTCAAAGCGATCGAGGCAGGCGGGGCAGATGCGAAACCGGGCCAGATCGATCAGCGGCCGCACTCTTTCGAAAGTGGGCAGGTCGCGGCACTCCTGAGCCACTTGGGCGACGTCCACCAGCGCGCGATAGAGATCTGGATCCTCAATTGGCTCGAACGAGACTCCTTCAATCGTCCGGCCGGTTTCGACCAGGTCGTACTGCTGCCCATCCGGCAGGGTCAACGTGAGGCCGGTGATTCTCGCCACCGCTCCGGAGAGGGTGAACACCAGGTTCGCTCCGGCGGCATCGCGGTAAATCTTCCCGTCGTAGGAGGATCGTGCACCGGCAGCCAGCGTGCTTGCGGCGTAAAAAATAGACAGCCCAATCTTACCGAACAGCTCGGTGCTGCCGTGCCGCAAGACGTCGTAGGCAGAGGCGCCGCAGTAGCGGGCTGGCGCGGTCTGCAATTCCTCCACGGCATGCCAATAGGCGGCGTTCGCCGTCTCGTTCAGGTCGAACTGCTGGAGTGTGTCGATCAAGCCTTCGGCCGCCAGAGTGGCGCTCATGGCGTGCAAGGTCTGGCGGTGGGCCTCGGGGTTTTGCAGTCGAAAGTCGTGGTCGTCGAGGGTCGAGCGCCACTGCTGCAGTCTCAGCGCTTTAGCCTGGTCGAAATTCATAAAAACGGGTTCACTGTACAATCACTGGTTGGATGTACAGTAATATAGATGAGGAGATCCGGCGAGGGGGAGGCGACAAGCAGTCGATTGCAACCCTCCGAGACAGGCAACAATCGGCCAATAGCAGCCGTTAAACCTGCTATCACTAACGGCCATCAGAAGGGCTCATGCACGCTACGTATCCAAAAAACCTCATAAAATTTCAGTCGAGTTTGCGAACTCTTCCCAAAAACATCAAAACTGCCTCGATTCGGCTATCCTATTCCTCATACCCAGCGAATCAAGGACGAATCTATGCAGCAACAAAATCTCACGAACGGCTGTGACGAGATCAGAATCAATGCTAACGACACCTTCGAACTTAAGTATTGGGCAAAAAAATTCGGTGTAACTACGAGTGAGCTCAAATCCGCAGTGAGAGCGGTGGGTGATGCCCCTAGCGCGGTCCATAGTCAACTCGAAAGCATAAAAAAACTCCAATAACACATGCTCGACGATTGCTGCCTGTCACGACCGGCAGCTATGGGTCGTTTTCTTCCTTTCGCGGATGATCAGTTTGCGTCGATGCCACTAATGTCGGTCGCCGATCATCCGCCCAGCTCCGCCTGGCGCTCTTGGAAGGCCCGGTCAAAAACCAGGTACAGCCCTTCGACGTCACCCGGGTTCAGCGCGCGCACAGTCTCAATGCCCAGGGCAAAGCTTTCGGCGCGGTTGGCCGCGCTCAGGGTGTCGGCTGGGGTAGCCGCGCTATTGATTGCGCGCAGCAACTTACTGGCCTGGGCACGAATCGCCGCTGGTAGGTTCAGCGGAGCCAGCGGATCGCTGATGGGATTGCCGCTGCTCATACTCACACCGTCAGCGCGGCAAAACTGGTGCGCCAGGTTTTCCAGCCGACCAGCACATACCCCTTCAACTGGATCAGTTGTTCGAAGGGCAAACAGCCGGCGTCCTCGAGCCCGAACAGATAGCCCTCCAGTTCGCCTAAGGCGTCAGAAAACGGTCCCGGTGCCTGGGCGCCCAGCACGGCATTCAAGCGTTCGCGCAGACCGTTACTGATTGCCAGGGGCAAGTCGTTCAGCAGTTCGCGCACTTGGGTGCGGCTCAGCAACGGTTCGTCGTAGGGGTCAAGAGTGGAGAGCGGCGGGGTCGACATCGAGGGCGATTCCTTTTCGGCGAGGTGGCGGTCAGCGCGTGAAACCAGTGACTGGGGGCTGGTCATCCAGTCTAGGGGGGTGGTGGTTGCCCTGGCCAATAAAAAAGGCCCCCACACCTGGACAAAGTATGGGGGTCGTTTTTACATAAGTGGCGTTATAGGTAGTGCTGGTCTTGACCTTTCGCCCAGTCATACACGCGTTGGTTGATTTCACCCAGGCCGCCGTCGCGGGCGATCCACTCCTCACCGGTCCGCCGGCACTGCGCTTTTAGCTCTTCGACACTGATGCCATGAATGGCGGCGACGGCTGGGGCGAGTTTTTCCGGACTATCCCCGCCGTCGCGTAGTGACACGAACATCAGATGATGCTTGGGCCAATTGGCAAACGGGTTGAGCGGTGGGAAAGTCATGGTGGATCATGCTCCTGGGTGGTGACTTCCAGTAGTAGGCGCTACCAGTGACGGTAGCAGAGCATGGACATCTGAGTGAGTGTTTACAGACGTTTAGTGGACGGAAATGTCTTTCCAGTTCGGAAAGAAAATTTCCGGCACGATGAACCCATGGCAGATTACTCGGGCGTCATCAGGACGGCCAGGGTCAGCTTGATGAATTCCTCATTTCGATCGATGGTGTCCAAGGCACCGCGCACGTTGTCGGCGACATCAGCGGAACCGCGGGCCTCAACCCAGTTAGAAAGCTCCAGGATGGCCGCTTCGAGGGCGAGTTGGTTTTCATTGATTTTGAACAGCAGGGACGGCAGTAGGTCTGAGTTTGGCATCGCGAGTCCTCGGTGGAGCGTTCAGCGTAGCATCACCAATCGACGCGGCGTCGGTGTGGGCTGATAGCGTTGCCGAGACCGCTCACGGTCCGCAAGCCATAGGACCATATGCGTCAATGGCGCTCCGCACACTAAGGTCGACGGTGCCAATCTTCCTGAGGGTGGTGGGGCAGCGTCCGGGGAAGTGATCGCGCCTGAGGAGCGAGAAAAATTGTTGGATTCAGCTAATGTCTAATTGTTCGCCTTGCTAGTCACGGCCTGATCAGCTCGTCCCTGAGTGGCTGGTGAGGCGAACTTTTTCGGAATGCCCATCCCACCGTGAGCCGGAGCGTTTTCTGTCTGGCTGCCCCAGGCCGCACTGACCGTGAGTTCATCCGCCGAACAAGCTGATGCGCCTCAAGACGGTCCCGACGGCAAAGATGAAGAGGATGAGGATGAGGATGAGTATCAGGCTGAGCACGGTCGGTTCATCGCGCATGAGAATAACTCCCAAATATTGTTAGCCCACGGCGCTGGCTCTTCGATCCAAAACCCTGAAGCTCAAATGCACCGCTGCACCGCGATGTTCGTGACTGGTCAGACTTGCTTCTCCGCCAAAGCTTTGCATGATCTGCTTCACCATGGTCAAGCCTATGCCTAGCCTGCCTTGCCGGGTGGTGTAGAAGGATTTGAAGGCCGCCATTTCTTGCTGTCGTGACGAGCCATCGCCGGTGTCACCAATAGTGAGATGCAGCCATTGATGGGCTTGGTCCACGTTGGTCTGAATGGTTAATGTTCCGCCTGCTGGCATCGCTTCTATGGCGTTGGCAATGACACTGTTGAGGATCTGGGAAAGCAAAAGCGGATTGCTGATGATTCTTGGAGTGGGCTCATTGGTGAACTCGACCTGGATTCTGGACTGAGTCAGCTGAAGGTTGAAGCCATCAAGTGTGGTTCCTATCACCGGCATCGGCTCCACCAGTTCTACCTCGCCACGAATTGGGCTCAAACACAGCAGTAATTCATGCACCCAGCGCGACATCCGATCCACCTGACTGACGATATCGTCGATTTGCTTCTTGGCAGGTTGACCGTCCATGTCTTTCGCTAATTCTGCGCTTGAGCGAATACAGGCCAAAGGGTTGCGAAGGCTATGGGCGACCGCCGTGGACATTTCGACCAAGCCCCCATAGGTCTTGTTGGCAACGACTTGCTCCTCTTGTGCGGCCAGAAAAATTGAGGTGCGTCGGGCAAACCAATACACCCCGAAATAGATAAGCAGACCGACCATTGTGGACAGCCAGATGATCCAGTGTCCGCGATTAAGGCCCGCAATCAGGTCGAGCGGCTCCCTGTAAATTTCAACCACCGCCAGGATGTTCCCCTGGTCATTCAAAATAGGGATGTAGCTCTCGACGAAGAACCTCTTGGGGGCATGCAAAAATTGCTGCTCAATTCGGTCTTCATCAACCTCGTTGTATTTAGTGGAAACCCGATCTTTAGCATTGAAAGCCTCTTCCAGCTCGTCATTCAAGATTTTTTTTCCGACCAACAGCGGATTGGTCGACCAGACCACAGTCCGAAATGGGGAGTAAACAGAAATCAAAAGCGAGTCGGGGATGCGTGATAGATAATCTAGAAAATCGGAGCGCTCACGCGGCCTGTTTTGCGTCATGTCTTCCGCCCGCGTTTCATGTGGAGCAAGTGCCATTTCTTTGATCGGTATTCCAGCCAATCCGTGATGACGGATCTCACCTTTTGCAATGGTCTGAATAAACTGCGCTGACATCAGGGCATCGCGCTCAAGACTTTCAGCTATTAGAAAACGTGTTGACACAGAGCCCAGCCCGAAGGCAATCATACTAATGACTAGGAAACTAACAATCGAAAACCATCGCAGCAGGTTAAATTGCTGGGTGGGCGCAATCGAGTCAGCCATTCCTCGGCGCAAACGTTTAAACAATGCGGCAGATGCATGCATGGGCGTGCCTCCAGAAGTTCTGGGTGTCCATTGGACCTAAACCGCTCGATAGTGCGCTAGATGCTAGATGAATGCACAGCATTCTCTATGCCACAGTTAAACGCTATGCGTCGAAGCGGTGCAGTCTGATGTCGCAGCCTATTCGCCGCTATTGGCGGATGGAGAGGCGGGTAATGCAGCCCAATATGGGGGGCTTTTCCCCTGAAGTTGGGGATTCAATAGTGAGCTTTTAATCTAACTTTTATCAGGGTATTCCTGGGTGCGCTGTATTGCATAAAAGCGAAGCTCTTTGTCCTTCGTGGGTGAAATAAGCCTGGCCAACACTCATGAAATAAATAATAGCAATCGACAATCATTGCTAGTAACGTAAAGTTAATGGCTTAATCAGTAAGTCGCGGTTTGATTTGATAAAATTCGACAGTAACATTTTGTTACAAATATTGCATCAGTTAATTGGCACGCACTAAGGGGCGTTGATCTATACCCATTTCAACCGGTTGCCAGTTCGATTCGTCCTCGTGAAAATTGAGTCTGTCTTCCAAGCTAATGGTGTTTTTCGTATCTCCAGTGCATGAGGCTGCAACATGACCCCATTTAGGAAGTTCTATGACCAAATAAAGAAGAAAGGATTTCGACATACAGTTAATACTCTCTGGGAGCGTTACGTATTTTTCCACTGGGAGTTGCTTTGGATGGAACGTGATCTGATTACACCGGTATCACCTCACAAATTAAGACCTTATACCTCAGTTAGTTTAGTGACCATAGATAAAGATAATGCGAATGCGTTCTATAAGCATTTTGGTGATCGCGTGGACACCATGCGCGAACTGGCATCGGAAGGCCATACGGGACATATGTATCTAGATGACAAAGGCGACGCCATTGCCTTCATTTGGGCAAGCGAACGCGACTACCATGACCGCCATTACTATGGCTGCCGGTTTCCAGTCAAAGCGGGCGAATTTTTTGAGTTTGGCGGAGAAATGATACGTCCTTATTTTGGGACAAGTCTTTCAGTCGATGCCCAAATTGCA